CATTGCAGTTAATACGCAACCGTGCTGCATGATCGCTATAGTAAGTGCGATTGTCTATGTCACAATAAAAAGAAACGATTTCAGTCTTCATAAATTAACCTGTATAATGTGTCGTCTGCGTTCTCTAACCTTTGAACCCTTTCAAAGTTATCACGAACAGCATCCATTTTAGATTGATAAAGATCTATTGTCAAGTCTTTTGGATTAAATGATGGAGTTAATTCTATAATTCCATCCTTGTTAAACACATCACCGATGTCTGGTGCTCCCCAGTAAATCGGGATAGTTCCAGTGGCAAAGCAGTCTGTAAGTTTTTCAGTATAGTATGTTTCGTACTTATCGTTCTCGACTACAATCTGAAAACGATAGTCGTTCAGTGCCTCTTCCTTATCCCATGTGGTCTTGCCAATACGATTAGACCCATGAGCACCACCGAAGAGGTCTAAGGAGTCTCTGTAGATACGAGCAACGTTATGCCTTAGATTGTGACCAAAGACAAAGGTCTTGGGCGATGCGACCATTGAAAGAGATCTTGTCTTGAAGAAGATCTGCTGATTCTTCGTCCATGGAAGATTTGATCCTGCTGGGCAATATCTTACATTTGGGTGCTTGCCCACCCACGATTTCTCAGATGTAAAGAGCAGATCGTATGAGTCGCAAATATTGTTGAATTGACTTTCCCACACATCCCGTGGACATGACATGACATGAAAAATAGCACGGGATTCGCATACCCATGCTATTTTCTTTTCTCCAGGTTTCTTTTCATATGGTATACCCGAAAGTATACCACGATCAATGAAAACCTTTACTGGACAATCATCTGTCGTCCATTCAAATGTTTTTGGTTTTAAATCAGAGCAAGAGGAGTGCTGTATATCAAAGGGAGCACCAATCGCTTGGAATTTTGGTAACATAGTATAGAATCTCCATTACTATGTATCACTTTCCAATGTGGTACTTTGGAATCAATTGCCAATTCTTTTTGTCTTTGTGAGGAATGATTTTTAGTCTGGCAAGCGACAATTGAGGAGAAGCATATGACTGCGAATCTACTGCTTCAACGAGTCCCCATTCGATGAGAAGTTTGACGATGGTGTTTCTTCTGCCGATGTCGTCGTCAGACATATCCGAATCCAACCCATCAAGAATAAACATTTCCTTAAAATGTACGATAGCATAACGACCTCTCTTGTGAAGAATATGACACGATTGATACAGTTTATTTTCAGTCTTTGATGATACCCCAATTCGGGTTAACGTTTCTTTGACTTTCAAGAAGTCTTCTTCTTTGTTTAGGCGGACTTCTACACCTACACCCTCAAAAATATCTTCCATAATATCTCCATTATTACGAAAGATATTTATATTTTTAACGTTTTTGACCCCCTCTTTGCGTCATCTGGCGCAGGGTTTCCATAGGAACCAAATCCAATACCTCTCTTGCGCGTGTGTCTGAATACCCATAGACCTCCTTGATAACCTCTATGTCGGCATTCTCTTCAGATTTAATCCACTTGGAGAATCTCTTTCGCTTGGAGATGGATTCCCGCAGGTAATCATACTGCATTTTCTTGTCAATAAACGACACCTCATTCATGCGATTGGCATAAAAGATCGTGTCTGGAAAATAAGAGAAGCATTTGTTGATTACAAAGGGAACATAATCCTTCTCTAGACGGGGATCTTTGAGAAGATCTTCCTTGGTCTGATTGATGGAATTAAGTATATCCGAAAGGTTCATGAGAATGCACAAGACATCATTAGTTGCACCAGACATGCCACCAGATTGATCTCCTGGTCAGCAACGAACGCCGACTTGTACTGGTAGTCAGCGAGGATTAGGATTGCCTCTGGAATGCTCTGCTTCTCCAGATGGTCTGTAAGGGCATCGTAGATTTTACGGTAGATCTCCTGTGGAGATGTCTCTGCATTGATTGCTGCCCACCGACGAACTGAAGCAAAATCCTTACTGGACAATGCCTTCATCAGACTGTTGATCTCAGCATCCTGAACGGATGAAAGGATACCAATGTCAATCTTACCCGACACCGAATACCTCTGAAGTTCATTCAGAATACGACGCATGTCGGGAAAGTGCTTCATGATCAATTGACCAAGCACCTTCTTGTCAAATGTGATACCTTCCTTACCCAGAATATAGGAACATCGCTCCATCATCTGAGCAGCAATCTTCGGTTTCTCAGAATTTGGAAGAGAGAAATCAATACAAGTGCATCGCGAATGAATCGGTTCAATGATACGAGACTTGTAATTACATGTTAGAACAAATCTACAGTTGTTTGAAAACTCCTCAATTGCACCACGAAGCGCGGGTTGAATGCTGTTGGCATTTGAGTAGTCAAACTCGTCTAGGATGACTACCTTCTTCACATCACCCGTCAGAGATACAGTACTGGCAAACTGACGAATCTTGGTTCGCAGTGTGTCAATGTTTCCTTCCTCTGAGCAGTTGATGATAATCCAATCACAACCCATCTCATTACAGAGTGCCTTGGCAACGGTAGTCTTGCCCACTCCCGCAGATCCAGAGAATAGAAGGTTTTGTGGTTCTCCCTTAGCAACCATGTCGCTGAAGGTTGACTTCAGCGACACGGGGAGAACACACTCTTCTATGGTCTGGGGACGATACTTCTCTACCCACAGAAAATTTTCAGGTTTCATTTAACCCCCATAGGTTGAAGTGTTTGCTTCCATGGCAAACCAGTACTTCAGTGAGATTGACTTATGAACAAACTCACCGACGATGTTCTTTGCAAAGTTGACTGTGTAATCTCCAGGAAGGATCTTGATATTATCCATCTTGAAGTTGAATTCAAACGGGGGTGCTTCTTCCGCATCACCAACAACGACCTTGTAACTATTCGTAGTTGGATCTGACAGATCAGAAACCTTGGCAAAGATCTTGCCATTTCGTTCGCGAACAAACGAAAGGTCTGGAAGTTGCATGACAGATGCTGCCTTCTGAAGTTCAGAGAACTGCTTTTCGGTAAGAGTAATACTCACCGAAATCTCTGGCATGATGACATCCTTGGTTGGGAACGACAGCAACTTTGGTTCTGAGTAAAAGTAGTTGACTACAGAATCTCCACCGTTCTTGATGCGAACGCTCTTCTCACCGAAATCAAAAGTCGGATTATTGAAAAGACTGACTACACCAAGAAACTTGTTAAGATCCCAGATGCCAAATTCAACATCAAATGTTTCATCCACGGTTGCGACTGCCATTCCTGCCTTTGAAGGCGTAATGGTCTTAATTACATTACCAGGATTGACCAAAAGATTTGAATTTAGGTTTGAAAAGTTTTTTAGGATTGCTAGGGTATTCTTTGAAAAGGTCACTTGACTCATAATATTCACCTCATGAATTCATCTTCAAAATCGTCATTCTCAAAACCACTTTGCCAATATTCCTTAAGTTGGTGCTTGGACTTTACTCTTTCTGAATTTTTCTCCTTCTTGGAGACTGACTTTAAATTCTTTTGTGGTTTTGGTTTCTCGTACTTATGTTTGTCATCGTTTCTCATATTTGCTCCATTGTACCATACTAAAAGTTACAGTTCAACCCAAAAACTATTATTCCCTTCTTTTACAAAAGTATATTCTGCACCGTCTGTGGGTTTATACCAACGATCTCCAATATCTGTATTTACAGGGGTACGCTCTTGAATATAATACGCACTGTCGCCACCTAAAGAGCGCCAGTAATTATTTCCTTCAATTGATCCTGGAATTTTATTCTGGGTAGGTTTTATGGCAACATATTTTTCGCCATTATACTCTACGGTATCCCCTATTCTATAAAGAAATGGATTTCCGTCAACATCATACTGACGATACTTGCCACGAAAATTTACTTTATCAGAAGCATTCATATCAGTTATTTATCATCTTACTGAAATTATTCTTCTTCTCAAAATAAACTACATTTGAAAATTTGTCAACTAATTGATCAGACTTATGACTGATCACATACACATTGGCATTATTGCTGACCATTTTGAGAAGTTTCATCAACTCATCCATACCAACACCATCAAGAGACGAATCAAAAACCTCATCTAATATTAGAAGATTACAACTAATACTGTTCTTAAGTCTGGCAATCTCTCTCCATGCGAGTACTAGTGCCAGATCTATACGCATCTTTTCGCCTTCGCTGAAGTTCATATAACTGAAATCATCGCGATATCTTGACTTGATCTGCTCATTGAATTCTTCATCTAGATTGAACTGGACAAAGAAATCCATAGCAGAAAGGAACTTGTTGATGTGCTTATTCATATGTGGAAGATAATACTTGATAATCTTGGTCTTAACT